CTACCGGTTGGTCCTCAGACTACACCATTAGTTTGCCAACATCAAGCGCACCGGCTGCAAGTTTGATTCCAGCTGCCATCAGTGCCGCCAATGTGCCATCGGTCAGTGCCACATACAACAGTGTATCAAAACAACTGACATTTACACACTCACAAGGTGGCGAGATTGAGTTTGTTGACACCACACATTCACCATTGGCCACTGCCATTGCCAGCTTGGTTGTGTATGATCCAATGACACAAACCGGTGTTCCTTATCTCAACCACGCTCCAACCAATGACAAGGGTTATGCATATTTGATTAGCAACTGGAGACCCTTGACATTTGTGGCACAGTCATCAGCTCCTGTTACAGCACCGGCTGACGGAACATACTGGTATGACAGCGTACCTGATCAAGTTGACATTATGTACAACAATGGTACAACTTGGGTTGGGTATCAAGATTCATCAGCATTTCCTAGCTCAAACCCCACAGGTCCTATAGTTGCCGCATTGGCACCTACAACACAGTCTGATGGCACACCATTGGTCAACGGCGACATTTGGATCAGCACAGCTGACCTAGAGCTGTATGGTCGAAATATCTATGTGTATGATGGTGCAGAGTGGGTACTACAAGACGTAACAGATCACACCAGCCCCAATGGTTGGTTGTTTGCAGATGCTCGCTGGAGTGGTGCAGGCGATGATGATTCTGCTACCTATCAAGACAGTGTACAGAAACTACTAGGCTACAACTATCTAGATCCAGATGCACCAGATCCCAGCCTATATCCACGTGGTACACGCCTATGGAACACACGTCGTTCTGGTTTCAATGTCAAACAGTATCAAGTGGGATATTTGAATTTGTTGGCCAACAACGGCGAGAACATCAGATACAACAACGAAAATATGAGCGAGTACTCAGCAGATCGTTGGGTCACAGTGGGCGGTAACAATGCTGACGGTTCTGGCAAGTTTGGACGTTTTGCTCAACGCGGTGTTGTGGTCAGTGCTATGAAGAGCTTGATTGACACCAACCAAGCCATTCGTGACACAGACACCTTGGTGTTTAATTTGATTGCCACTCCTGGTTATCCAGAGACAATCCAAAATATGGTGGGTCTCAACACTGATCGTGGTCAGACTGCTTTTGTGGTTGGCGACACTCCATTCAGACTAGAGCCCACAGGCACAGCACTCACAGCGTGGGGTAGCAACAGCAACCTTGCCTATGACAACGGCGACAAGGGTGCAGTCACACACGACGACTACCTGGCCTTGTTCTATCCCAGCGGATTGACCACAGACAACACAGGCAACAGTATTGTGGTTCCTCCCAGCCATATGATGTTGCGCACTATCCTTAACAACGACAATGTCAGCTATCAATGGTATGCACCAGCAGGAACACGTCGCGGTGGCATCGAAAACGCCACCAGCGTGGGCTATGTTGACAGCACCACTGGTGAGTTCAAGACCACAAGTTTGTATCAAGGTCTACGTGATGCTATGCAACAAAGCACAGTTCAGATCAACCCTATCGCAACATTCCCCGGCGCAGGCTTGGTGAATTTTGGACAGTTGACTCGAGCCAGTGCCGCAAGTGCACAAGATCGTATCAACGTGGCACGTTTGATTTGCTATCTACGTCATCAACTAACAGTAATGGCCAAACCATTCTTGTTTGAACCCAATGACGCACAGACACGCAAAGAAATCAAAGCCGCTGCCGACAGTTTGTTGTTGGAGTTGGTTGGACTGCGTGCTATCTATGATTTTATCACAGTCTGTGATACCAGCAACAACACACCAGCAAGAATTGATCGTAGCGAGCTATGGTTAGACATTGCCATAGAGCCAGTAAAAGCTGTTGAGTTTATCTATATTCCGTTGCGTATAGTGAACACAGGTGCTATTGCAGCCGGTACCTATTAATAGGTAAATATAAAGAACAAGGAGCAAGCAATATGTCTAGCGCAAGTCTAAATAGATTCACAGTACCATTAACAAATCAAAGCCCACAAGGGCTTTTGATGCCCAAGTTAAAATATCGTTTTCGTGTAACACTGACAAATTTTGGTGTTGGCAATGATATTCCAGTTACTGAATTAACCAAACAAGTAATGAGCGTGGGCCGCCCAGAACTGTCATTTGAAGAAATCAAACTACCAGTGTACAACAGCACAGTCAAGATTGCTGGTAAACACACTTGGTCTGACACCAAACTTACACTGCGTGATGATTCCAGCAATCACGTCACACAGTTGGTGGGACGTCAGATCCAGAAACAGTTTGACTTCCTGGAGCAAAGTTCAGCTGCCAGTGGCATTGACTACAAATTTACAATGAGTGTAGAAATGTTGGACGGTGGCAATGGTGCCAACACACCGACCACACTAGAGCGTTTTGACTTCCTGGGTTGCTACATCAAGTCAGTGGTATATCAAGGTGGTGACTACTCCAGCAATGACCCAATGGACATCGCACTAACAATCACTTATGACAATGCACTACAGTTCAACAGCGAAACCGGCAGCAACGAGTTTGGTATCGGCGAAGCAGTGGGACGCACACTAGGATCAATGGCCATTGGTGGTTAAGATTCATTGACACTAGATCAAACCTGGGCAAGACCCAGGTTTTTTCTTGGCTAAATATCTATATGTCAAATATTTTTAATGCATTCCTAAATGGAGTAGTTGATCCTGCCCAGGGCGACATGCGTGACTATGCACACGCAAACCGACTCTATGTTCAAAACAACTACATACGAGCTCCCAAAATGGGATTCTTGTATTTTGTCAGTTTTGAAATCAATGAAAATGCAACGTCTAACCCAGCCTGGGATTATCCACACGTGGGAACCTTGGTTAAAAAGATTGACCTACCTAAATTTTCTCCAGCCACAGAAACCCTAAATCAATACAATCGCAAAACTGTGGTTCAGACACATTTGAAATACAATCCCATCAGTATGGAGTTCCACGACGACAATGGTGAACTCACTAGAAATTTATGGTTGAACTATTATCAATATTATTATGTTGACACCAACTACCGACCCAGTAATGCCAATATTGCCAACAACAATGAGCTGGCCTATCGAGACAGCAAATACAGCAATTTTGATTTTTACTATGGATTGAATGGATTTCAACGAGATCCATTTTTCAAAGAAATCAACATCTACGTACTGCACCAACACAGATTCAGTCAGTACACATTGGTGAATCCCATCATCACAGAGTGGAGCCACGACACACTAGATCAGGATGTCAACAACAAAGTTCTTGCCAACAAGATGAGTGTGGCCTACGAAAATGTCTACTATGGTCAAGGTACCATCAACAAAAAAGATACCAAAAACGGTCCGCAGTTTACTGCCATATGGTACGACAACTCGCCCAGCCCATTGAGTGTGGCCGGCAAAGGAGTCAGCAGTTTGTTGGGCAGTGGTGGAGTTATTGCCGGAGCCACTGATGTGTTCAGTACTCTAAGTGATCCCAACGCTGGCATCACAGACTATCTTAGAGCCGCGGTTGAAACAAAAAATCTCACTAAAAATATCAGCAAACTATCAGCCTCGGGAATTGCCAACGAAGCCAATAATGTAATCAGCAATGCATTGGGTGGAGTTTCTGCCTTGGCAGGAACTCGATCATCATCAGGCTATCTTGAAAGTGCTGTTGCTGGTGCACAACAATATACCACGGCCTTGCCTGTACAACTAATCAAATAACATGAACAACGTATACAGTAATCTACCATTACACACTTCTAGATCATCAGGAGATGTAAACAAAAACTACACAACATTTTATAATTTACCGTTGCAGATGGATGCCAACACTCTGAGTGCTGTATCGGGATTTTTTGGTGGCAAAGGATTTGATCCTGTCAGCAGTGAAAGTATTGCTGTTATAATCATAAGACAAGCACGCATAGATGGCTACAATCCCATGGAAATCTTAGATACCTTACAAGGTCTTGACAATGCACAAATCAGCAGTTTGGTTTCTGAAATTCTAAACTACAATCGTGTGAACACCAGTTTCCTGGGATACACACTGCAATTCACGCCACTCAAAGAAACATCAAGAAATATCCTAGCATGAAGTTTGCACAAGGCATATATCGAGTCCGTAATCCGGAAAAATACGTAGGTAATAGCCCACCTAGATATCGCAGTAGTTGGGAAATTGCCTTTATGACATTCTGCGACAACAATCCCAGTGTACAACAATGGGCCAGTGAACCGTTGAAGATACCTTATAGAGATCCTCTCACAGGACGACAAACTGTGTATGTGCCAGATTTTTTAATTGTTTATATAGATCAACGATCACGCAAGCATGTGGAAATGATTGAAATAAAACCTGCCAATCAAATGCTACGTGAAAAGGTTGGAAAAAATCCCTACAATCAAGCGGCCTTTGTCAAGAATCAGGCCAAGTGGGCTGCCGCTGGAAATTGGTGTCGAAATCAAGGCATCAAATTTAGAGTAATAAATGAAATGGATATTTTTTCCAACGGTTCTCGAAAATAATAAGT